GTTTGCGGGCCGACAAGCGGAGCACTTTTTGCCCCCCCCTACACGTGCGTGCCGCCATGGCTCTGCTGGCGGTTCTCGGCCGCCGTCTTCGCCCCGTGGCACCTCACGCAAAGCGTCTGCCCGTTCGCCAGGTCGTAGCGCTCGCCACCTGCCGCGATCGGCACAACGTGATCGGCGTGGGCCTCACGTCGATCGTCGCACACCCGTCCGCACCCGCGGCACGTCCACGCGTCACGCGTCAACACCGCCTGACGCCACGCTCGGTGGGCCTTGTCGCAGTAGCCCCGGGCTGCGGCATTGGGACGGTTGGTGTCGTCCCGCCTGGTGCGGATGCGTGGCGGTCGGTGTGCTGGTATGCGGGCTGGCATCAGCTCTTGAACATGACGGTGGCGGCCGCCGTGACGCCCGTGGCGGCGGCCACGAGCTTCACGTACTGAAGCCCGTAGGTGGCGGTCGGCATGGCATACACCGTGCCGTTGGCGGTGGCTGCGGCCGGGATTGTGATGGTGGCGGCGACGCCGTCCGCACCGTACGCCTGCACGAACGTGCCGGTGTCGGTGCTGTTGCCCCACACCTGAAGCGTGCCAGAAGCGGCGACGGCCGGCAGCTGCACGACGGCGGTGGCCATGTCCTCAAGCCGCAGCGTCGAGCTCGAGGAGGTGGCGGTGGTGATGGTGGCGGACACCGTGCGGGACAGTCGGCGAATCTTGACCTGGCTCATGGTTCTCTCCTGGTGGCCCGGGTCGATGCCCGGAATCGTGGCCTATGTGTCAACGTACTTTGTGGCGGCCGGGTTCTTGCAGCGGATCAGCGATCCGGAAACACACCGTTCGGCACGGCGAACGACGCGCCGCTGTAGCGTGCGGCCTTGGTGATCCGCACCTCGTCATAGTTGCCGATCCCAGACGCATTCGTAGCGGTGCCGGCAAACCCAACCTGAACGCCGCCGCCCGTCGATGCCCAGTAGATCGACGAACTGCTCGTCGTTGTCGTGCCGCGCACGCCGTTGATGTACGGGGCGAACGTCGTGCCGCTGCGAACGAGAGCGACGTGAGTCCACGTTTGTGCCGCAAAGTTGCCGGCCAGCACGCCGGCGGCGATGTTGTATGCGCTGCCGTTGCTCGATAGGTAGTAATTGATCGTCCCGGCGGCGGCAGTAAACAACGCCCACGACAGATTTGAGCCTGTGTTGGCTGCACCGCCGGACGCGACGATCCCCTGCGATGCGTTGGTCGTGGACAGCCAGAACCACGCCTCAATCGTGAAGTCGCCGGTGCCGAGCGTGAAGTCGCTTGAGCTCGCCGCCGTAACCGCTGACGATGCCGTTGGCAGCGAGATCGACGCGCTGCCGAACCGTGAACGCGTCGTGCTGATCACAGCGCTGCCGGCCGCCGTCATCGTGCGGGCGTAAGAGGACGAGTCGGTGACCGTGGTCGAGTTGTTTGAACCTTCGCCGTGTAGCGAAAGCAGCACGTTCGAGAATGCCGGGTCTTTCGCCGGGAACGTGTCGGCACGCAGCCCGGGGTACACGTCACGCAGCGACCACACGCCGCGGGCCGTGTCGATAGTGGGCGCGGTGTAGCCCGCGATGTATCCGCCTCCCGGCCTAGCCATTTGCGGCCTCCATTGCCGCCGCGTAAGCGACCATAAAACTGTCGAACTCCGTGGCCGTGAGCGTATGCCGCTCGCCCGCCGTGTCGGTCACGGTGACGCCGTGGGCAATGCCCAGCTGCGAGCGACGCGTCGACGTGAACCAGAGGGCCGAGAGCGACGACACGGCCTCCGGCGTGGTCGAGAGCCGCCAGCCGGCCGGCGTCGTCCAGCCTGGCGGCTCGGGCGGCGGTGGCGGCGAGAGGGCCGCCACGTCCTCGGCCGTGAGCGTGGACCGGCTCCAGCCGGTGGCCTCGAGCACGGCGGCATCCTCCGACCACTGGCTCGGATCGGTGCGGGTGGAGCCGTCTGGCATCACGACACGCCAGGGCAGGTCGAGAGCCGCGGCTCCGCTTGCGTCACGCCAGCAGAAATCTCCTACGTTCACGACACGTCCTCGTAGGAGAGAATTACCGTCAGGTAGTTGGCCGCGGAGGCTTGGACGGTGATCCGTCGATCCTCTTCCAGCCACATCGGATTCTCGGTGCCGACCAGAACGATCGCACCGCTGGCCGGAATCGTGATTGGCCCGATGGGATATGCCGTGCCGCTAGACGTGGCCGAATAAAAGCGGTACGTGATGTCGGCCGTGGCGGTGGTGACCGAGTTGCCCACGGTCACGCTTTTGACCCGAAGAGCCTTTCCGCTGGCGGCGTTGTTGCTCAAGATCGTGAACTCGGCCGTGGACGTGCAATTGGTGGCCACGGTCTTGCCGTTGATCGTGGTGGGGCTTTGTAGGTTTGGCGCTGCCATGGTTCACCCGAATAGAAGGTTGGACGCGTAACCGCTGCTGCTTCCGCCGCCGCCAGTCGCCGACAGCGTGCCGCCCGACAGCGAAAGCCCCGAGCCGATGGTGGCCGTCGTGATCACGCCCGACGTGGTCGTGATGCACACCTGCCCGGAAGTGCTACCGATGGCCCCGGCGTTGGTAATGTTGCCATGAGTGTGTGCCGTTGGCGTTCGCGAGTCGGAGAGCCGTGAGTCGTTCCCGATGCACACGGTGCTCGAGGTGGTGCCGGTGGGGATCCTCGCGATCGGCACCGTGCCGGCCCCAAGATCGCTTGCCGAACCGCTTGTGGCGATCGACGCCAAGCCAGACACGTCGGCGGCTGCGATCGTCACGGCCCCGGTGCGGCCGGCCACGCTGGTGACGTTGGCCGAGACCGTACCAGACGTGACGCCTAGCCCGCTGCCGACGATCACGGCCCCAGCGACGCTCGCGGTGGCCAGCGGCAGCCGAGCAACGTCAAGCGTGCCGCTGGTGATGTCGGCGGCTGCGTGGACGTGCGTGGACGGAGTGAACGTCGACGGTTTGTCCGTGAGCCCGTTCCAGCTGGTGGTTCCGGCCGGCCCGGTCTCGCCGGTGTCGCCCTTGGCCCCGGCGGCACCAGTCGCTCCGGCGGCCCCAGTCGCTCCGGTGTCGCCTTTCGCGCCGGCGGCTCCGGTGGCTCCGGTCGCGCCCGTGGCCCCCGTGGCTCCGGCCGGCCCCTGCGGACCTTGCGCGCCCGTGGCCCCGGTCGGGCCGGCCCCGCCCGAGATCCCGGACACGGCGGCGGTGCTCGAGGTGACGCTGGCGGTCACCGTACCGCCGGCGTTGACGGCGGCCGTGATCGGCGAGGTGGAAATGGTGGCTTCGATGCTCAAGGCAGCACCTCGCAAAAGCCTTGGTAGATCCGCCTGACGGTCGTGCCCCACGTAACGCGAAATTGGTACGTGCCCGAGGCGAGCGCGGCCGTCTGCGTGGCCGTGAGCGACAGGGTGACCTGCGCGAGGGCCTCGCTCGTGACGGTGCACGTGATCGACTGCACGAGCTCGCCGGACACTGTGGAATAGAGCCCGCTCGTGAACGTGTAGCCGGTGAGCGTGGTGGGCGTCGAGAAATCGACGAGCTGCGACCAGTCGTCGCCGCGCACGAACGAGATGTTCAGCAGGCCGGGCTCTTGTGTTGCGTCAGCCATCACGGCTCCTCATTTCTTGGGGCATCGTCCGGTCGGGCACGCACCGCAGGGACAGCGCACCCACCCGCCGTCTGATCGGTAGATCCTCCCGGTGCCCGTGCACTGCACGCACGGGGCGGCCGGCGGGAGCGGCGGCAGCGGCTCGACCTTCGCCGGGGCCTCGACGGCCAGGGCGGCGTAGGCCACGGCCACGCAGCCAGCGGCACGGGCTCGCTCGTGCGAGAGCGTGGCCGGGTCGTGCGAGGCCCACGTCAGGAGGTAGAGCAGCCAATGCCATAAGGCGTGCATGGTCACCACACCTCATTCCTGAGGATCTGGTGCCCGTCGCTGCCGATCGCCGCGTGGCTCAGCTGCACCTCGTCCGCGTCGGCCGGGGCGGGCTCCATGAAGAAGGCCGCGGTCAGCCCGAGCCGGGCCGCGATTGTGGCGATGCGACCGAGGAACTTGAGCACCGGCCGCTCGGGCCGCGGCGGCGTCGGGCGGATCGGCGAGTCGGGGGCGGTCGCGGCCCACCACGTCACGGCGCAGAGGATCACGGCGGCAGCGGCAAGCCGTTTGTAATTCTCAGTCATTGAGTATTCCTCTGGGTGTCGGTCATTTTCCATTTTCCAGAAAGTGGGAAACGGTCCACCAGATCAGCGCGAATCGGTAGCCCAAGCGTGCAGCCACACCACCGCGACGGCCCCGACGATCGAGCCGATCAGCCCGGCCGGGCCGGTGCCAAACGGCAGGCCACCGGCGATGCTGCCGGCGACCCCGAGAGCGATCGTGGGCAGCCAGCCGGCCGGGAGGTTGCCGGGGAGCAACGCGCGGGCGATGCCGCCGACGAGCGCGCCGAACACGGCCCAAAGGGCGAGCGAGAACAGCGTCATGGCTTCACTCCCCAGTCTGCATTGTTGAGCGTGCGGGCCTTAAACCCGTCCACGCTCCCAATGACGAACGAATCGCCCTGGGCGAGAATCGCCTCGGCGTCGGTGCGGCCGATCCAGAACGAGCCGTCGGGCTGGTCAGCCGGGTGCTTGCCGCCTTTCACCCACCCTGCGCCCCAGCTGTTCATGACGAGCACGCCGTCGCGCGGGTGCTGCATAGGCTCGGCCGAGCCCTGGCCGTTGTTGGCGGCGTACTTCACACCGATCACGACCATGCAATGAGCCCAGCTCCCACTCCGTCGGAGAAACCCGTCGGCGTCGCGGTCCTGCCCTTTAAACCCCACGTTCGAGCAGATCGGCACGCAGAGCCCGTTCTCCAAAGCGGCCGTGAGCCCCTGCCACGTCTCGACAAGGGCGACGGCCCGGGCGGTGTGCTGGTTGGCTTCGACAGCCAGGGCGGGCGACACGCCCCGCGCTCCCCACTCGCGAGCCCGCGGGATCTCGTAGCGCGTCAGGTCCACGTCGCCGTACTTCTGCCGGTAGAGGATCCCGCCGTGGCCGTTCTTCAGGCCGGCCACCCACCTGGCCGCGGCGGCCCCATATGACCCGTCGGAGTAGCCGGCGAACTGGACAGGCGGCAGGCGGCCTTCGGTGCGGCTGCCGGCGTAGATGGGCTCGGTGGCGACCTCGAGCGGAGGATCGACGAGGCTTCCCTGCGCCCAGTCCACGCACTGCCCAACGTACGACCCCATGCCCCACCCAAACGAGACGCACGTGCCGATGTCGCCCTGGTTCCACGGGCCATAGGGCGTGCCGTAGCGGGCGCGGTGGGCACGGTCGGCGTAGCGGTAGAGGTACGCGTCCCTGCCCTTCGCCGCGGCGATCACGTCCGGGGCGGCCTGGCGGAACGTCGGCCGCTCGAGCTCGCGAAGGAACGCCCGCGTGCCTTCGGGGTTCGGCGTCCAGCCCATGCGGTGCTCGGCCGCCCGGAGCACGCGGTGGGCGTAATGGTCCACCACAGCCCCGAGCAGGGCGGCGAACACCACAAACGCCAGCGCGGAGAACGTCCAGACCCGATTACGGTGGCTCACTCGGCGGCCTCCTCGCCGATCCGCCTCAGTCGCGGCAGCACCCGCGGCAGGATCGGGCCGGGGCCGTCGTCGTGTCGGCAGTCGCACCGGCATGGGGCCACCTCACCGCGAAGGGCGACGAGCTCGGCGTGAATGAGCCCCAGCCAGATCGGCGTGGCGACCAGGGCGGCGGCGGCGATCACCGTGGTGCCCGCCGTGAGCAGGAACCAGCCGGTGTCGATCAGGAACCAGAGCCACGCGCGAATCATCGGACGGCCTCCTCGGAGGCGGCCGCCAGGGCCTTGAACGCTGCCACCCACCGGCTCCGGGCCGTGGCGTCGATCGGCCCGCCCGAGGTGCCCACCACGTTGTCGAGGTAGTGCCCGGCCGCGGCCGAGACGTGCGGCTGCTCGCGGCTCAGGGACCGCGGCAGGAACCGGCCCTCGCTCGTCGCGATCCGCAGATCCTCGAGCTGAGCGCCGGTCGTGATGCGGGGCGTGGTGGCGGCCCCGTCCTTCGCTAGGCAGTCGGCCACGGCGGCACAGAGCCCGGCGAACGCCGCAGCGTCGTCGGCGGCCTCGGGGCCAATGAACTTGCCCCGCAGCGACAGCCCGCCATCGGACGGTGTCGGGGCGGCCGGCCTCGGGGCGAACTCGACGACGGCGGCGAGGATCGCGCCGGCCACCAAGGCGGCGAGGATCACGAGCTGCTGACGGGTGAGGTTCATTTCTTGGCGCTCCCGTGGAGCAGCTCCAGCCATAGCCGATCGACGGCCCGGCCGGATTCCTCGTCGAGCGGGCCGCCAGCGGCCAGGCGGTCCCGGACCTCAAGGAGCGAGTCGATGGCGGCCCGCGCGTCGGGGGCCGCGGGCGGGGCCGTGGCGGTGGCCGCCGGCACGCGGAACAAATCCTCTGCCGCGGGAGATCGTGGCCGAGGGTTTGTGACAACGCCGCGCGGCCAGAACACGAACGCCAGGGCGGCGGCGACGAGGAGAAACGTGATCATGCGGGGGCACTCCGAGAGATGGCGAGCAGGGCCTCGACGCCGCCGGCGGCGAGGGCGAGGATCAGTGTTCGGACGGCCGGCCGGAGGATGAGCCACGCCGGCCAGGCGGTCGGAGGGACGGCCTTGTCGGCGAACCCGTCGAACAGCGCGGCGGCCGCCGTCAGGGCCACGGCCTTTTTCTCCGGCCCCGACATCGTCGTGACGCAGTCAAGCCCGGCCACGACCAGGTGGAGCAGGCCGATCAGCAGCCGGCCGAACTCGGCCCACGTCAGGCCGTCCCGGGCCTGCTCGCGGGCGGACGCCATGAAGGCGTTGGCCTGGGCGACGACGGTTGTGAGGTTGTCGCCGGCGTTCACGCGAGGGCTCCTAGTCTTCAGAGTCTGCCTTGTCACCCCCGCCCTCTGGCAGAGGCCAGACGGTCGTGTCGGAGATCCACTGGTACGCGTTGTTCCACGTGTCGATCGTCTCTTCGATGGCGTCTTTCCGCTCAAGCAGGAACGGCTGCGAGAAGACTTCCTCGTACTCCGGGATCACGTTGTTGGCGGCGTCGTACATGGCAAGATACACGTACTGCCGGCCGAACGAGATCACGATCCGCCGCTCGACCTGGTCCTCGCGGTTGGTGGTCATGGCCCCTCCGGCGTGATGTCGGCGTCGAGCTCGCCGTCGCACTCAAGGGGCACCACGGGGATCGTGTACGGCCCGCTCTTGCCGACGCGCCGGAGCCGCTCGGTGTGTTCGTCCCACGTGGCCCGGACGGCCGCGGCCCGGGCTCTGATCTGTGCCGGAGTCGGGTCCGGCGTATCGCCCCTGCGGGGCTTGTACCGCAGCTTCCGGTCGAGCCGTAGCGGTAGGTGCCAGCGACGCCGCAGGTTGATCACTTGGTCTTTCGTAATGCCGTAACGCTCGCACAGCGCAACGATCGGCATATGCGAGCACCAGGCGGCCCGGAACTCGGTCACGTCAATGGTTGCTGTCACGCCCGCCATCGGTCACCCAGTGCATGACTGTGCGCATAGCCGGATCGAGGTACAGACGTTTTCCGAGACGCTCGTTAATTGTCTTGTGGAAGACAACATGCTCGCAGTCGTCGCCGCCGTACTGCCCCTCCAGATACGCCCACGTGCGATACACCGCCAGCCCACCAAACGCGCTACACACCGGCACCGGCGGCGAGCCGACTGGCGGCAGCCACGCATGCTTCCACATGCCCATACCGTGCCCGAAGTCGTCCCAGTAGGAATTGAGCCGCAGCGACCACGCGTCGTAGTGCAGCCAGCGCGGGGCCGTGGTGGTGCCGCTGTCGTCGGTCACCGTGGCCGGCCACTGCATGAGCGAAACGCTGGCCATGCCATACGCGTCGTCGTGCTCGAGGAGCCACCCGATGCCGTGCATGAGCCCGGCGTGGGACCAGCCGCCCCACATGTCCCAGTCGAGCACCACGACCAGGTCGGGTGGCCGGGGCAGCTCTCGCACCCACTGCTGGCACGCCGCGCGGTACTCGGCCAGCTCGACGGTGCGAGGACCGGCGAACTCGCCGCCACGCTGCTGACGATCCAGCCGCTGGCTCGTGAACGTCAGCGGCATCTCCCGGGCCGCGTCGATCAGCACCTGGTCGGTCTCGTCGGTGTTGTCGTTCGTCTCGACGTGGACGCGGAGCTCGCCCACGCACCGCTCTAGGTACATGGTTCGGCCGAGGTTGTAGCTCAGGTGCGTGGCGCAATTGCGGGCCAGGCCGACGACCGCCACCGACATGTTTGCCGCTTGCTCGCAGCCTCGCTCGTGGTAGCGCTTGAACTCGTCGGCGAACTCGGCGAGCGGATAGAGCAGCTGGTCCGGGATCTCGGGGGCGCTCATCGGATCACCTCCGCGGATCTGCGGTGCAGGTAGCCGACCCGGGCCGAGTACGGGAACACACCGCACGGGTGATACACGAAGTCTCCCGGTTGCCAGTTGCACCCGGGAGACAGCGCGCCGCCTCCGGGGTGCGTCCACTCGGTGCTGTTAAAGGCCCGGTGGTGTACCACGCTCACCACGTCCGGCCGGTCCTGGGCGAACATGGCCAGCCACGTTTGCCAGCCGCACGGCATGTTCCGCCACGCCGGCTCCTCGAGTTCGATCGTGTGCAGCAGCTGCCGGGCCGCCGGCGTATTACGCCACACCGTGCTCCCGCAGTTGATCGCGTTCCACGGGACGATCTGCTCGCGGCAGACTGTGACGTGGGGGCCGATGTGTAGCTCGTCAATGCGCTGCGTCATGTCGGTGATCATGGCATCCGCGTCCAGCAGCCAGACCATGTCGAACCGATCGAGGTACCAGCAGATCGACGCCATCTCAATCACGGCCCGCTTATAGGGCCGGTTGTCGGCGACGAACGTGTAGCCGTGTCGGAGGCAATACTCCATCCGGTTGGGCACCGTCATGGCAGCCACGTCGGCGATGGAGGCCGACACGCTCGACACCAGGGCGACTCGCATTACAACCTCCTCAGTGAGAGCACGGGTGGCGTCCAGCCACGTACCAGCCGGCCTTGCAGGCCGAGCTTTCGGATCCGCCGTCGCACCGCCGGGGCCGACCGCAGGGATCGGAGTGACGCCTGCTCCTCCTGCGGCGTCGGAGCGTCGTTGCGTGATGGCTTCCGTGCCATGACGATCACTGGTATTGGTCCCCCAGCTCGTCGATGGTGATCAGCGTGCGGGCCGCTTCCTTGCGGGCCGCGTAGCGTTTGACGATCACCCATTCGACGACGCAGTCGTCATCGCGCCAGACGCCGGCGTCGGTGAGGGCGTCGGCCACGCCCTTGGCGACGTTGTCACCGTCGGCGTTCGGCCAGCGCGGGGCGTCTTTCTTGAGCCCGCTCTTGAGCCAGTGCGACGGCGGCCGGGCAAACACCGCCTCGATCGCCAGCCGCACCGGGCCGCTCACCCGAGCATCCCGGGCGGCGAGCTGCACCGCCTGGCGGTACGCGTGGATCGGGTGGCTCGTCGGGGTGTAGGCCCGGCCGAACCCTCCACGCGTGGAGATCCTCGCGCGGGGTTGCGGTACGGGTTGGCCCGGTACTTCGAGGGAGATCGCCATGCCTGGACAGTTGTCCAGACCGGGCGCTCTTGCTCAAGTGCGGGTTTGTGCACCCTCAGCGAGCACCTGGCGGCCGTGATCGGTCAGCCGGATGGTGCGGGACATGTACCGCTGGTACTCGACCAGGTCCCGGGTGACCAGCCTGCCGATGTGCCCCGTGGCCGCGCTGGTGCTTGACCACTTGAACGCCGCGCAGATGTCCCGCACGGTCGGCGAGTAGCCGTGGCGGACGCAGTAGGCGTCGATCCACGCGAGCACCTCGAGGGCGCGGGCGGTGGGCGGCTGGATCGGGCGGGTGGTGGTGGTCATGGTGCCTCCTGCATCTGGATTTTCTCTCCCTGGCGAGCCGACGGCGGCTCAACGCCGCCGGAAGGCGAAGCCTCTACTGAACCACCACTGATTCCATAACTGGAATCAGTGGTAAGAACTGTATTGCGCGCACATAGTGTGCGCACCCTGCGCACGGGTTGTGCGCAGGGTGCGCACGGGGTGTGTCCACCCTGCGCACCGGGTGTGTCCGGGGTGCGCACACCCTGTGCGCACCCCTGCGCACGGCTCGTGTCCGGGGTGCGCACGGCTCGTGCGCGCCCCAGCACAACGAACGTGCAGGATGACCCTCGCTCAGGGTTGCCCACCTTCTCCATGATGCCAGACTCGATCAGCTGAGAAATGCCGCGACGGATCGTGGTTGGCTGCACTCCAAGCATCTTGGCGGCGCGCCGCATGGAGAAGCGGACCTCGCAGCTCGACCAGTTTGCCGCGTAGAGCACGTAGAGGGCCGCCAGACGCCCTTCGCTCCTCAGCCGGGCTGCGGATCCGTCCTCAAGCATCTGCCGCCAGCGGTGACGCAGCTCGCCCTTGCCGCGGTTCTCTTCTTCGCTCATCTGGCCTCGCCATTTCTGGCCGGCGAGAACCCGGAGAACTCGGGGAACTCGGGCATCTGGATGGCGTCGTCGAAGAACTGGTAGCGGCCGTGGAACCAGAGCTCGATGTCGTCCATCTGGCCCTGTCGCAGCTTCTTGCACCTCCACTCGATCTTCAGCTCGCCATCCGGGCCTGTCTCGCCCAGCCGGTGCCCGAAGAGGAAGTTGTCCACGTCGAAGTCGATCTGGTTTGAGCCTTTACCAATGTTCCCAATCTCGGTGTTGGCGTCGCAGCCCTTGGCAATGTTCGTCACCAGGATCATGGCGAGGTTGCGTGCCGTGGTGATCTCGCGGAGTTTCAGCAGCACCTCGTTGATTTCGCCCATCTTGTCCTGAAAATGCCGCGTTGCTCGCACCAGCTGAAGGTAGTCCACAACCACCATGGCCGGCTTGTCCTTGGCGATTGCTCGCTCGATCTTGTCGATCATCAGCGGTGCCTCGACGATCTTCAGCCTGTCGCCAACAGCCTCCGCCAGCTCGGCGGCGATCCGCGGGCTCGGCTGCTTCTTCTTGATCACGTCCTGGAGCGTGAGCTCGTCCTGGCTGCCGCCGTAGTTCGTGATCGCACGAGCGGCCAGCGCCGCCCGCGTCATCTCGCCGAGGCACCACATTGCAACCATGCCAGGGTTGTTCAGTAGGCACTGAACCACGAGCTGCAACGCCAGGGCAGACTTTCCGACGCCCGGGGCCGATGCGAGGGCCGTCATCTGGCCCAGCGGCAGACCGCCGTCAAACAGCCTGTCGAGGCATGGCAGCCCGGTCTTGATCGCAGGGATTTCCTCCTGCTCACGCCACGCCTGGATGGCGTCCCGGAGCGTCGGAGTAGGCGTCTCGTCGGAGGCGTCGACAGACGACGAAACGGCGGCAATACGCCCAAGCCGAGCGCGGGCCTCTCTACGTAGCTCGGTCGACTGCGTACCGCTGTCGGTCACGGCCATGTAGACGAGCGTGCCAACGCCGCTCCGTGAATCAAACCGCGACCAGCGGTCAACGCATTCCTCGCGGCTGAAATCGTGCCACTGAGAAGACCACGTTATCCAATCGTCGCGAAGCGACTCCGATGTGCCCTTGCACGCGTAGCCGACGGCGCGCCAATCGTCACCAATGCTGGCCCGGTTTCGTCCGATGCGCTCAAGGCAGACGCGAGCCAGCTCAATGTCCAGCTCAATGTCGGACTCAAACGTCTTTTCGCTGTGCGTCGCCTGCTCCTGCTTCGGAAAGTACTGCCTTTCCAGCCATTCCATAGCACGAGAAATGTCGATCACATCGCCGTCGCATATCGGATTGCCGGTGAACGTGAACCACCTGTTTTCGCTGTATCTCTCAACTGCACCAAGTCCGCCGGCCAGTTCTACTCGCGTCCGTCCAGAAATCCGAGGAGCCCTGCCGATGAAATGCAGCCCCATTCCTGATGGCGTCAATTCGCAAAACGCGCCGGAGAAAACGCTGCAAACGTCAGATGCCCACGGCTTTATCCACTGCTGCTCGTCGTAGCAGTTATCCAGGTCGACGCCAACGATGTCGTCATGCTCGCTGAACACAAAGCCAACCCCAAGGCCGCCACGGTCCTGCGCTTCACGCATCACGGCATTAAACGAACGCCATGCCGACGGATCGTTGTAGTTGGTTCCAAAGTCTCCACCAGCGCTGATCGGAACCTTCCGCGGCTTCTTGCCGTCGCCGTAGTCGACATAGTCCCAGCAGATCCATCGCGGTATGTCGCGCAGCGTCTGCGGAATGGCCCCCGGTGAAATTGGCGGCTCCGCCGTGCGCAATCGCTTCGAGGAAGTCATGGCTTGTTCCTTTTTTGATCCCGGCATTCTTTGTGATGCTTCTCGTGCCACAACTGCGAAACAACGACGAGAGTTGCATGGAGCTGGTGAAATCGCACCCATGAATCCCTGAGCGGTCCGGACTTCATCTGGTAGCCGCGGTTGTCAAATTGCGGTTCGATCGGCACGTCGTCGAGCGTGATCCCTGTTTCTTTCAGCCACTCGTCGCGGATCCACGCCCACTCCTTTTCGTCGTGGTGGACGTGATAGCGGTGTCCTTCAAAGCCCCCGCCGGGACTGACGAACGCCCCTGACTTCTGGCAGAGCCAAGGCCCTGGTGACGAGAAAAACGCAGCCGCCACGTCCCTGCTCTTTTTGCTTGATTCCCACCGCATGGCGTCGCTGGCTTCCGCCGGATGCTTCGGTGGCGATCCGCACGCGTCGCACCAGCTCACCAGCTCAGAATGCCCTGTTACGTACAGGAATCGCAGGTGGCGGCCTAGCTGGCCGTCGCTTGTGGACTTGTAAGCCGCGGCAACCTCGACGCTTGGGCGAAGCAGCTCGACGAAAAACATCGTGTGCGAGTCGTCGAGCCGAACTTCAGGAAATGCCTTGGTCTGCGAGTACTGGTCAAGAATGTATCGGCAACGCTCACGCAGCGACTTGGCCGTAGGGTAGAACTCGCCGCATATGTCGCGAGCGTGCTTTGATTTGCGCAGCGTCGAATGACGTTTCATGTTGTGTACGCATCCTTGCGCAACCCAGGCCGCACGTCACCGCGACGCCGCCGTGATCCGATACTCGAGCTCCCCCGCCGCCACCTTGCGGCCCGTCCGCTCCACCAGCCCCGCCCGCCGCAGTTCCGGCAGCCGCTTCGACACCTGGGCCACCGTCAGGCCCGTCCGCTCGGCGATCCCGCTCTGCCCGGCCGGCCCGGCCGCCAGGGCCTCGAGGATCCGCCGTCCGTGCTCGCTCACAGGTGCCCGCTTCGCCGCCGCGTGGCTCGTGGGCGGATCGGTGCGGCGTGCCGCGGCTGCAGCTGCGAACAGCGGAGGCTCCGGGTAGTAGCCGCTCATGCCATCACCTCGATCCGCCCGAGCAGCTTGCCACGCACGGCACTCGTGAAGATCGGCGTCTGGCCGTGCTGCCAAATCAGCACCTGGTTGGGGCCGTATCCGAGCCTTGTGGGCTCCACGCCCAGCACGTCGCGGATCCACACGAGGTACCGTGAGATCGTCCTCGGCGAGCATCGGCACGCCTCGGCCAGGCCGCGGCGCGTGGTGCCCTCGTTGCTCGCGAGCATCGCGTCGATGATGGCAATCTGCTCGAGGCAGTGCCGCGTCTCTACCTTGATCTGCGTCATGGTCACCTCCACGCATGCCACGCCAGTCCTACGTTCGCCAGCGCGTAGCCGAGCCACGCGATCGCCATCCCAGGGTGCCCGTGCCGCAGCTGGTCAGCTGCGACGAGCAGGTAGATGCCGCCGACGAAGATGATCAGGGGGCTACTCACGCGACCGTCCCTTCAAACAGCGACACGCCGGACCGCGAGTCCTTAATCCGCCGCTCGGCCAACTCGATGTACGCCGGGTTCAGTTCGCACCCAATCGCGTTCAGGCCCAACTCGGCGGCTACGGCCAGCGTCGTGCCGCTTCCGGCGAACGGGTCGAGCACGACGCCACCTGCCGGGCAACCCGCCTTGATGCACGGCTCAACCAGGTCTGGCGGCATCACCGCGAAGTGAGCGCCGCTGTACGGCTTGGTCGTGATCGTCCAGACGGAGCGGCGGTTGCGGGTCAGGCTCGTTCCGCCCTGGCACGTTGGGTTATGTCCGCCGCCAGCTTTCACGCGACCGCGTCCGTTGCACTCCGGGCACTTCGGTCCGTTTGGCGGCGACGGATCACACGCCTCGCCGCTGCCTTTGCAATATGCACAGACGGGCTCCCGAAGCGAGCCTTTGGGCTGATCTGCAATGCACGTGAGACGACGTTGCGGCCGAGAATGTGCCTTCTCGCTCACCGCCTCCGCGTCGTAGTAATACCGCTCGCTCTTCGTGAGCAGGAAAACGTATTCGTGAGCCTTCGTGCAGCGATCCCGCACGCTCTCCGGCATCGGATTGGGTTTGTGCCAGATGATGTCTTGACGGAGATACCATCCGTCAGCCTGCAAGGCGAAGGCGACACGCCACGGGATGCCGACGAGGTCTTTTGGCTTGAGACCGGGCGGGGGTTTTTTTGACACCGCGAGACCACGATTCCCTGTGTGCCCGTGAAACGTGGCGCTCGTGGCGTGTCCGCCCATACCCCCTGCGGCGTAGCTGTCCCCAAGGTTCAGCCAGCACGTCCCGTCATCCCGCAGCACCCGCCGCACCTCGCGGAACACTTCCACCATGCGGGCGACATAGGCTTCCGGCGTGGCCTCAAGGCCGATCTGCCCGTCGTGGCCGTAGTCGCGGAGCCCCCAGTAAGGCGGGCTCGTCACGCAGCAATGGACGCTCGCGTCTGGCAGCGTTCGCATTCCAGCGATGCAGTCGCCGGGGATGATTCTCTGTGTTGTGGCCATTGTCATTCCCACTTACTCCGGTAGTCGCGGGCCACGGGTGTCGGCGGTGCGTCCTGCGGCAGCCGATCAGCCGGCACCAGCGCGAGCAGCTCGGCCGCGCGGGCCTCGGCCTTGGTCGCCCGCGCGATCGCATGGCGGCCTGCGGACAGACGACGGCCGAGCTCCTGGCGGGCCGCCGGCGTGAAGCCGTAGCGGAACGCCAGGCGGTCGAGCAGCGCGTCGTCCGTCAGTTCGTGCAGTTCAGACATTCCATGTCTCCTCGTGTCGGAGCGGCCGGGCCGTCGCAACCCCTGACGACGGCCCGGCACGCGCCCCTGTCGGTCAGCCCTTCTTAGGGCCAGCCGCGTCTCTGATCGCCCGCCAGATCGCACCACGGGAGACGCCCGTGCGTGCGCTGACCTGGGCGGCCGTGTTTCCTTTCTTCACCAGCTCAAGGATCCGCTTCGGATCGACCTTCGGCTTGCTTGGCATCGTTCCCTTCTCCCTTCTCACTCGTAACGGAGCACCGCGTACCACCCGCGCGGCCCCCTCGCCACACCACGCTCCACGATCCGGTAGCGCCCACGCTGGGCGTCACGGTAGAAACAGCACGCCTGCACGGCCGCGTCGGCCGAGACGGTCGAGAATCCGATCCCTTCCCTCCGGCCTCCTGCCGTTCCGCAGTGCCGCAGGATGCCGGTGCGGGCCATCCGCTCGGCGTCCGCCTGGGCCGACGTGACGTTCACCACCGTGACGAACGTTTCGCCGATCGCCGCCGATGCCGCGCACGTAAACGCGAGGACTGCCGTCATGCACAAGAACCACCGCATGTCTCACCTCATCCGTTGAGGAACTGTCGATCCATCACCACGCCGCCGGGCTCCGCACCCGGCCGGCACCACGTCAGAACGGGATGTCGTCCGTCGGCTCCGCGAGCGTGGCCGTGGCCTTCTGCGACGGCGTCCGCTTCGCCGGCGGCTTCGGGGCCGGCTGCTCCTCGAGCTGCTCGACCGGGGCGAAACCCCACACGTTCGCGAAAACCTTGTCGCCGGTGTCGCGGTGGCGGATCGTGGCCTTCACCCGACGGCCGGCCAGGTCGCCGGCCTCGGCCGCCTCCCACGCCTCGGGCGTCATCGCCAGCGACGCCGCCAGCTGCGCGATCAGACGCTTCTGGAAGTCGAGCGGCTTCCGCTTGGACACGCGGAAGAACACCCACCCGAACCGCTTGTCGTCGTGCTCCAGGCGGATCTCCAGACGCTCGGCGTCCTCGATCACCTGTTTGATCCTGAACTCGTGCTCGCCCTCGGGCACGTTCTGCCGCTCGCCGGCAGCGGCCGCCGGTGCCTCGTCCCACTCGGTCTCAATCGGAAAGTCCATCACTTCACCTCCTGCGTCTGCGGCTCGATCTCGTTGTGTCGCCGGCCGACGAGCCCACGCAGCTCGTCGGCGTCTTCCGGCGTGATCTGTCCATCGCTCTCCAGCTCGTCGATCCGGTCACCCATGCGGCCAAGCGTCCGCGTGGACGTGGCCCCGGCGATGTGCCCGCGGATCTGCTCCGCGAGCGGCACCTCGTTGTGTTGGCCCGCCGGCCGCGTTTCCCGCTGCACGGCCGGCGGGGCCGCCGGCACGTTGCCGGCGGTGTGATGTGCGGGCTCGCCGTCGGCCAGCCAGGCCGCGAGCTGCTGCCCAAAGTCCTCGCCCGGCTTGTCCAGGAGCTTGTCCTGGTATCGGCCGGTGCGGTCCTTGATCACGTTGGCGATGTGATCGGTCGAGATCTCAACCAGGAGGTCGAACTCGTACTCGACGCCCTTGCCCTGCTCGGGGGCCAGGCCCACGCGCTGCGGCGTCTTCTTGCCGTTGTTGTCGACGGTCGTCCACTCGGTCTTCGACC